GAATGGACCTCCGCTGATTGCTCTGTGAGTACCGCATGCTCGTTGCAGTGTTTTGAGTTTTTGGATCATGGTCACTGCGACTTGAGTGTGCCAGCGTGTGTCTGTAAGGATTCTCAATAAATAATGCAAAAAGACCACCCCCCTCCTCCGAGGGATGAAAATATTAGTAGCAAATTTTTAGGTCAAAAAGCTCTAGGTCACGGAAGTGACCTTGACTCTCAATCCCCTTCTCCTCTGCTTGGCTTGCAGAATTATGGAAAGTGGGTTAAGAGTCTTGTTGGTACGGAACTATTCTTATACGAATCGTGTAAGGTACTTCTAGAACTTAGTGGTTATTATGGCTACGACGGTTCGAGCGCGTGTTCTAAGCAGTCAATCAGACATACTGTGGAACACTGGAAAACTCAATTGCCCACTCCTCACTACCAGAAAGATGCTATATCTTTCTTGAAGTACAAGAGTGCGGCGTTTTCCGCTCATGTTTTTGGGGAGGTTTTACCTAAACCTCCAAATGGTGTTGTAAGTGATAGGCCCGACGTTCTTATGTCTGGTTCTCACTATCGTTGGTTGAAATCCTTTGGGAGGCGTTCCAAGAGGTCCGAAGAGGACTTCAAGGAATACTTCTCCTTTGGGGTTTCAGTACTCTTGGGCTGGAAGACTGCCTGTCCCAGTCCCGATGAAGTTACTCTTGAGATCTCTAAGTCCAACACTTTCGAAACTTTAACCGATGAGGTTAAGGAAGTGGAAGTGAAGGCTGATTGGTCCAAGGACTTCATTCCCCCCTCTCCTAAAGAGATGGAGGAAGAGTGCCGACGTACAACAATTGAATTATTCCAAGGAAAATCCCTATCTGTTCTTACAGAGGTTTTCCCGTTCCTCCCATCTGTCTCTTCGAACGTTCTTCGAACGAGGAAACAGTTGGGTTCCGTTGGTTTTTTCTGTGATATTATGAAAGAACAGATGGAAGAGAGTAAGGACGATGACCCTATTTTATTCGAGTTTCTGAATAAGGCTTATCGTTATAAGGATGTGTTAGAGGCTACCCAAAGCCTCTATCGTCCTTCCGAAGCCAGAGAGGACAACCACAAGGTTGTCATCAATGACTCACTTACCCTCCTTCTGTTTCAATCCTGGATCACACAAGTGTTAGAGATGGCTCTAGTTGAGGAGCCCATCGTCAAGTTAACCGCTCTTGCTGAGCCGTTTAAGGTTAGGATCATCTCTCGGGGTCCCCCTGCAACAATGACAATCTTAAAGATTGTTCAACGTTTCATGTGGAATACCCTGAAAGAACATCGTACCTTTCAACTTGTCGGTGAGCCGGTATCTGAGGAGATGCTTCAGAATGTGGTGGGGACTTTGCATCCAGGGGAGGTTTATACCTCCGTGGACTATAAGGCCGCTACTGATTCGCTGTATTCCAGGTACTCAGAGGCTGTTGTGGATGGATTGATCTTGGCTTTAACTCCCAAGGACTCTCCTTTGACAACCCTCGATGCTCAACTCTTAGAGTTAACTCGCCGTCTCTTAACTCAACACTTGATTGAAAATCCCGATGAAGGTGGTTTTAAAGCTCAGACTCGAGGGCAACTTATGGGTTCTGTTGTATCCTTCCCTGTATTGTGTATTCTCAATGCCACGATTATTCGTGTTGCATTTGAGATGGCACGCTCAGGGGGGGTGTACATCAACCTACAAGATGCCGACAAGCTGAGGCTCCTTCTTATTCTCCTGCCCCTGCTCATCAATGGAGATGACGGGATCTTTCGTTCTTTTCCCGAGGTTTACCGCCTTTGGGTACTTCTATGTCCGATAATGGGTTTTACCCCATCAGTTGGAAAGACGTACTCAAACGACCGGTTTTGCCAAATAAACTCTGCTTCTTTCCTTATTGTTAAGGAGACTAGAGTTTGGAAGGGAAAAGAGCGAAAGTGCAGCTTTTCATGGGTCAATTTCATTAATATGGGACTGATCTATGGAAAGTCACGCTCTTCAGCGTCAGGTGCTCAGAAGGCATTACTTATAAACAACCAAGGAACTGTAGGTGCAAGAATGAGGAGTCTAGACGCCTGGCTTCCGGACTTCGTGGATAGGAAAAAGGTGCTTGGCCGCTTTATGAAGAAGAATGAATCTTCAATTAAGCAGTTGGGCTTACCCTATTTTATCCCCGAGGTTTGCGGAGGCCTAGGTCTAATTGGAGCCCCAGTGGAGAGTGACCTTAAAGTCGCCCTCCTCCTTGATCATATTGACTATGATCTGGGGTCCCCCAAACTTCTTGCAATCCATCCTACGTGGAAGCGATCCGACGGAGTCCTTACGGCCCTATCAGATCGCGCTGGCTGGCAGATCCGCCAGCTGGCTCATACTTCTCTTCCTCCCGGCGTTGTAAACGTTTTCCCGGAGTCGAAAGAGGATGACAGTGATGCTCAACGCATTGACGGTTTGTTCTCCGCAATGACATTCTTAAACCCAAAAGTCGTCTCTGATAGATCCTTAATCTATAAAGAGGCCACCGACGATGGGGCTATGATGTCAATTGTTCACAATAATCGAAAGCTTATTAATTTGCTTCGTCCTATTGCGAAAAAGTTCAATCCGAGCCAGACTGTCTCTGTGACCTCCGCCTCCCAAGATGAAGGAGGGGAGTGGATTGTCACAGAGTCGGTCCGGCGTGTTGGCACGCAACACTTGTCACAGTATGTTATTAACCGTTCAAAAACAATTAGAAGAAAGACTGCATGGAATGCAGTTTTAAGATCCGATTTGGAGAAGAAGAGGAACCCGAAGCAGACACGGCTTCGGGGCCCTGATGGAAAATTGGCTAAAATCAAGCCAATTCCCTTATCAAAGGTCTCCCCTCTCTATCTCTCACCCGAAGTTCTCGCTTCATTCCAACCCGGAATGATCCATGTAGATACGGTGGTAGACAGGAGTGGGGAAACCCGCGACATAGGTCATCAGGTGCCTTTTGATCGTGCGTTCAAAAGAAATCTCTCCCACTTCTCCATCTAGGTACCAACTAGATCTTTTCAGACAAGCTATTAGCTTGTCCCCTAGGTATGGGTCCAAC